ATCAACAACATTTGTTCCATCAGAATAAACCATTACTGATTTACCTGCAGGTATTGTTACACCTGATCCAGAAACTGTTTTAAAAGTTAAAGTAAAACCTGCTCTTGTTGTACCATCTACAACAATGTAAGTTTTTTCAATTCCATCTGGTACATTAACACTTCTATTTGCTGCTAAAGTTCCAGTTAATTTTAATACAATGTTTCTAGCATTTGATAATGCAGCTTGAGACATAGTTAAAGTTACATCTGCTGATGCAACATCGATAGCTTCATAACCTGCAATTGCTTGTTGTAATAAGTTTAAATTTGTATTTGTTTTATCTCCCCATGTACCCGAGTTTTCACCCGTTACCATCAGTTCGAGTTTTAAATCTGTAGAATAACTTGATGCCATAATTTTTATCCTTTTTTATAATATTTAAATTTTATTTCCATTACGCTGCTATGTCAACTACTGTCCAAGTAGGAGCAGTTCCTGGATCAACAACAGCCCACGCGTTTATACCCATTATACCCGTACTTACTGTGCTTGTCACTCCTGTAGGTTCAACAATTATACTAATACCTGCAGCATAGTCACCTATTTCGAATGGCCCTAATTGTTGACCTGTTACTTGAACATTAACATTTGTAAAGGCATCTTCATTACCAATAGCTGTTGTTATTTGTTCACCTGTTAAATTTAGTGTTGCTGTACCTGATATACTTACATCTTCAACATTAGTTGTAGTTGCAATACCTATAACATCTACTTCAACACTAGGTGTAGCAACTTCTTCACCACCTATTCCAATATCAGTTCCAACACCTTGACCCCATTGACCTTCTCCATATGGAGCATAACCCCAATTTACAGCAGAGGCTGTTCTTACTTGTACTTCAATATTTGGACCACCAAATACTCCGTCAGTAGAAATATTTAACTCTTCACCAGTAAATGAATAGATAGAAGCTTGTTCTAATGTATCTGTAGTTACATTTATTTCTTCACCTGTTAATGTAACTGAACCTGTACCTGTATTTTCAGTTTCAGTACCTGTAATAATAGTGATACCATCTCCAACGCCCCATTGACCTGCGCCCCAGTATTCTGTTCCCCACTCATCATTTGCTGGAGAACTAACTTCAACAACAACTAATTCACCTGCAAATACTCCGTCAGTATCTATATCTAATTGAGTTAATGGATTTAAAGTTACTAAAACAGATGTTCCAGCAGTTTCATTTCCTGTAGTTATGCTTCTTTGTTGACCTGTTACATTAACATTTGCATTTGCTTCAATTGTAACTGTATCTGTTGTTGTGTTAATTAATTGACCTGTTAATTGAACTTCTGGAGAAGATAATTCACCCCATTCTCCTGCACCCCAATATAAACCACCCCAACCTATTTGTATTTGAGCATCAACTGTTACTGATTCAACAACTGTATTAATTTGATTACCTTGAAGTTGAAGAGTACCTAAAATACCCCAACCATTTACACCCCAAGTTTGTCTTCCCCAACCTGAATTAATCTCACCATCTACGGTTTCTTCTCCCAAAGATGTAGCTATTTGAATTCCAGAAACTTCAGCACCATTATCAGTAAGATTACCCCAAAGGTTAGCTCCCCACTGTTGACCTCCCCATCCATTTAAGGGAAAAGCCGCTACATCATTAGTTGAAATTGAAATTGTATTACTACTTGGGGTAATTGTATTTAAATTACTTTCCCATGAGTTAGAACCCCAGGTGTATTGCCCCCAAGTAGTAGACATTCATACTTCTCCTTATGCAATTCTTAAAATTGCTGACGAAGAAGTAAAGTTTGGAAATTGTATAGTAAAAGTTCCAGAAGTTGCAGTTTTATCAGAACCAAAATCTAAAACACAAACTGCTTTTTTAGCTTCAGTTGAGTTATAGATTAAAGCACCTCTCGCAGTTAATGTTACTCCTGTGAAAGATAAATCTGCAAAGTCAACGATAGCGACTCCGCCTGTTGCTAGTGAAACTTGTTGTGATTGTAATACACCGCCTCCAGCTACGTACTGGCCTGTATTTGCCACTTCACTTGTTGCTGTGTATGAAGTCGTAGCTGAACTTAAAACTGCGACTGATGTGTATAATCCTAATTTAAATACGTCACCACCTGACTCTAAATCGTGAATACCTTGTAGTATTTCTGATTTAAAAGAATTGGCTACTGCTTGTGAAATTGCCATAATGTTTTTTCTCCTTAATGTTTAAAATCTTTAATTATTTGGTGAAGGCGAAGGTATTTTAACTCTAGGCACTCCATCCATATACTCATCTCTACGTCTTCTGCCCATTTGCTCTAACGCAAAGCTTTGTATAGCTACATTATACTTGTCAGAATAGACTTTGTACATATCCATCGGCCCTTTTAAAAACTCATAGGCTTGGCACATAGTAGCATAAAACAATAAATCAGGAACATTATCAGATAAGTAAGTTGTGGTATTGGTAGCTGATAAGTGATCAGGTGTATAAATATAACTTAATTGAACTTGATATTGAGCATTTGGTGTAGGAGCCATAATAACTGAAGTTTCCTTCCACATTGCATAATATTTAGGAACTCCTGTAGCTCCTGTTGAATTATATTCAAATATAAAGGTTGTATCTCTTTTGTCTAAATATTCTTTAGTTGTAGGACTTTGAGAAGAATCATAAACTAAAAAAGACCTAACAATAATAGCTCTTCTAGTAGAAGTTACTCCAGAAGAAGCAGTAACATTAGGAAGTAATAAGTAAGGTGAATTAATATTAAGATTTGCTGTTGCATATTCTCTAGCATAGTCAGCATCGACTTCTCTAAAAATACGAAGTTCAGCATCTCTAATCATACTATCTAAAATAGAATCAGTTAATACATTTGAATCTACTTCAGTGTAATCTCTAACTTTTTGTAATAATTCAGCAAAGGTCATATTATGATATTACTATTGTAACTCTCCCTGTTCTAGTACCTACTTGTCTTTTATTATTTTCTTCTAATGGAGAAGTATCAGGTTGCATTCCATTTGATAAAAATTGTCCATCCCAATATTGAGGATCTAAATAAACTGTTACAGGTGCAGCTCTTTGTGGTCTTGCATTCCATAGTGCAACAGGATCTGCCATATGTGGTTTAGGATCTAGTTGTGGGTGTTTAGCTTCAAATTCAGATATATGTACCCAAGAACCATTCCATTCTTTTACCATTTCTCTATATGGAAAAGCTTGTCCTGATCTATCAGATATGGATTGTGAATATTTACCTTTTGCGTATGCCATTATGATCCTTGTGGGTAATAAACATTAGGTGTGATGTAAACAGATGTTCTTTGACCATCTTCATCTAATGCTCTTTTTAATTCATCTTCATATAACATTTTTAACATTTGAACTCTATCTAGTGCAATTTTTTGTGATAAATAAAATGCTAATCCTGAAACCATACAAGGATAAAATCTAAATGGCATATCAGTTGTATTGGAGTAAGCTCCTGCATCTTGTATTCTTGCAAGATAATAATAGAATATATTCGTCACGGCGCTCGTATCAGGAGCCAGATATAAACTTATAGTTGGTGTAATTTGTCTGTTTACGTAATACTGAGAAGGAGTTCCTGTATCAGTCTTATTTGGAATAGCAATATATTCAGATCTAGAAATTTTAGTTAATGTTTGTTGAGTACCACCTGTTGTAGTTACAACAGCTTCAAGTACATCATTACAATCACTTGGTGTATTGTAAGTTGCTGTTCCGTTTACAAGAGTTAATGTTTCTGATTTTACTTTCCAAAGATTAATTCCTCTATTTCCCCATTCAGAAAATAAAAGATTTAAACTTCTTCTAGCAGATTTAATATCGTGACCTGAATTAGTTCTTACACCACATCTTTCGTAAGCTTCTTCAATAGCTTCGTCAATCGTGATATTAAACGATGTAGTTCCCGATGTAGCCATTTCATAACCTTACGCTTTAATTGCTTCTTGTAATTCTAAAGGTAATTTTTTTTGAGCTGTAGTAAGTTTTCCAGTTTTAGCTTTCATCATCTTACCGTATTTAGCTTTTCCAATTTTACCAGTCATTTTGTAGGCTTTGTGCCCACCACCCATTTTCATCATAATAAACTCCTTAATTGATAT